GCTGTACCTAAGATTCTTTTATTAGAGTCTCCGGTTGTTAAAGCATCTTTAACTGAGAAGTCTACCGTTTTAGTGTAGTTACTCATAGTGTGCTAAGTCGTCCTTTCTTAACAAACACATCAATCTGTTGAATCGAGAAAGGGGCTCCGAAGATCGGCACTTGGATACCTACTTGGAAGACTCTGCCAGAACCGCTTAGGTTTTGATGAACAGGACGGATAACGTTAGTGCCGCCGCCATACTCACCGATTCCATACTCGGCCACATTATACTCAGCCACAGTTCCCCTTGCAGGAAAGAGTTTCTGAGTTTGGTGCGAAAGTCCTGCATAGTCTGTACCCCATAAGAAACGAATTAAGTAACCGTTGCCGCCGTATCCCATCAGTCTGAGAAACTTCAACACTTGGAGATTACTTAAATCCCCTGTGCTCAAGTGGCTGGAGACATAAGACATTTCGTATGTAGCACCATCGTCTTTGTAGGTTGTGGAGGCTCTGCCAATCCCGGTATCAAAGCCAAACACAAAGTCTTTGTTTAATCGGTACTCCAGCGAATACGGCGCAATGGACCACGTAGTTGCTCTAGCTGCACCATCCTGTAGACGTTGTTTGAGGTCAAAACAGTAGGACTTATTAAGTGAAGGCAGACTAAGCAGATAATAACCATCTTTCTCATTATACCCGGCTGCAATCTCATCGTAGCTTCCATCAATGCTTTCAAGACTAGAGACATCAGCCAACAGAGAGTCTCTGACGTTCTTGCTCAGGTCATTCAACGGAGCAGACTTTTCAGAGATTACCCGACCAAGACTACGAACACCAGAATCAGAAAGAAACAGGATGTCACTGCCCATGTGAATAACAGAGTCTCTCGCAATGCAGCCTACTCCTAAGATAATGTCCGATAGAGCCATGGTGGAAGGATCGTCTGCACCGTCATACAGGATGATAGTTTTATCACAGAAGATGACTAACTTGTTATTGAAGCTAGCAAGGGCTACACCGGGCCTGACACCATCTGCATAGACTGTGTGAAGGTCTAAGGAGCCTGCTGAGCCACCTGTCCATGCTTCACCAATCAACAGGTCAGACCATTTCAATGTTGTCTTGTCAGTCAGTGTGTCAATTGTCCAGAGTCTGCCATAAGCCGCTAGAACTTCATTCGCTTCTTGGACGGTCCCTGAGTACGCTCCAGCAAGATCAATGTCAACACAAGTAGAGCCATCATAGACAATTGGTGAGTGTCCTCGTTGGAAGAAGTAACACTTGTTGTTAAAGTTAACTGCTTTCCAGTTAGCCGCTGACCACGAAGGGCTTAAGTAGATCTGTGCAGCAGTACCACCAGCATCAACACTATACAGGTAACCTCCCGGCACAGCTAGGATGAGTTCTACATCACCGACAGAGTTGACATATTCATGAACTAGGCGGACACCATTGGTGTTGATAGTTCCGTCAGCCGCAATGAACCGCTCCCAACCCTTCCTAGCCGCTAATCGTCCTGACTGGTCAATCACCACATTGCTAGCTTCTAAGCAGAACTTAGGGTCTAAGCCGGTAGGGCTATCTTGAGTGTTCAGTCCGTAGAAGCCAGGAGAACCTAAGTTAATCGGGATTAGACTGGCACCCATACCGTAGCCTCCGGAGTTCGTGCAGCATCCTGTGCAATGGCATCACCCAAGGTCTTCAGATACAGCCGTTCCTGAATCTCTGCCGCCCTGCCTTGATCTTCACCACGTTCATTGATGGCTTTTAAGTGAGCCAATTGCAACACAGGGTCTTTAGGAACTCGAAGGATCTCAGTGCCTGTGCTGAAGTCTTCTTGAGGATTGATGACGTAGAACGTCAAAGACTCAATAGCACTTGGCAGAGGATAAAGCCTAACCGTTAGAGTCCCCGATGTAGTGTCGTTCTGAGTGAAGTCATAACCAGTAGGTGACGAAGACTGTGTAGTCGTGGCATTGAGGATGTTGTTGATCCACATACTATCAGGGAAAGCACCTAAAGGCCACTTCTTAGTTACGTTGTAGGCATCTAAGATTCGAGTACGGCTATGTGAACCTGTTAAGTCATAATCCCGCTGTGACACTACGGTAGAGAACGTGATAGTGCTTTTCAGTGCATTCCACTGCCAAGCATCCTCTATTTCCCTACGAGCTTCGTTGACAAAGATCCCAATGAGTTCAGCATAGGCCGTCTCAGCAATAGTCGTAACAGTGTCTTCCCGAAGACGTTTAAGGACTCCATTAACTAATTCTAAGTATGTTGCGTTAGCCATTACAGAATCCTTATGTGGGAAATAATCCAGTCCCAAGTCGCTCCTATACCGGCTAAGAAGGCAATCAAGGCAGCTACTAACTTTGCAGCAGTCTTACCTTGATTCAACACACCCATCAGTTCTTCAATGTGCTTGGTGCGTTCTCTGAAGTTAGCCGCCATTGTGTCATATCGTTCATCACGAACAGCCTGTGCAGTGGCTACTTCAGTTACCTTCTTATCCAGATTATCTAACTGAGACAAGACCTCCCTAATCAGTTCGTTAGCTTCCGTTGTCATAGGCCGTCTGAGGCATCACCGGGAGGAGTCGGCCACACCATGTTCGATAGAGGATCATCAGTAGGCTTTGCAGTGTTCCAGTTAGCCCTTAGTTCACTACGATAAGTAGCCCAAGCAGTCTTCTTAGCCCCGTTCAGCGGAGCATCAGGAACCTGTGTCCAGTCAGTAGCACGAAGTTCTTGACGGACTAGTTCTCTACAGGATGCACGCGACTCCTGAACGTCACGTTTATTCTTTGAGACTAAAGCACCAGTGTCCTTGTTGATGATATCGTCAGGTTCGATATCCGGGTCAGTGATCTGCACAAACCGAGGACCAGCCTTTGCAGCGTCCTGTGCGGACAGTCGAGTAATGGAAATAACTTTGCCGTTAGGCCGAATGAAGGCATATTTCTGAGCCATATCAATCCTTACCAAGTAATAACACGGACCCAACCCCCACCACCAGCACCACCAGCACCAGAAGCATTAGCGGCAGGACAACCACCTCCACCACCACCTCCACTACCAACTCCGCCAGCACCACCAGCACCGCCATTACCTGCACTACCAGCGCCTCCACCTCCACCTCCTGTGCCTGCGATACGTTTATAAGTGCTTGTGGTCCCTGCTGTGCCATCTACCCCTGTGGCACCTGTAGCTCCGCTAGCGCCCCCTGCACCGGTTCCCATCGTTGTACGTCCAGGATGTCCACCAGCACCACCTGCAAAGCCGGTAGTCCCGCTCCAAGCCCCACCACCAGCACCGCCAGCACCACCAAACATCGAGCCACCACCATCACCACCAGGATTGACAGCATTCCCATGCCCACCAGAACCACCCCCTGAATAGGCACTAAAACCAGCGGTTACGCTTCCTCCAGCACCACCACCAGGAGTAGTACACGTAGCCCCTGTAGTGCCTAACGGCGCTCCTGCAACACTAGAAGCAGAAGAGCCATTACCACCAACGGCAGTAATAGAACCGCCGGCACCACCCGAATAACCCGCTGAAGTACTAGCCGCACCTCCGCCTCCACCCCCAAAAGCCTTAAGTAATTCGGCTGTACCAAAGACGGATGCGGAGCCAGCATTTCCCGCATTACCACTACTTCCTGTAACTCCTGTGCCTCCTGTACCTCCTGTACCAGCCGTTACAGTTTCTGTATCTGCTAGGTCGCTAGCACGGAACCAGGCACTGTTATAAGCACCACCTCCACCGCCAGGCCCACCAACCCCGGCTGCATTGCTTCGGCCTGAAGCTCCCCCACCACCAGCACCGACCATCTCAACGAAGACCCAACTAGCCTGTGCCGGTTTAGTCCATGTGAAGCCAGTACCGGCTGATGCGCTTTCTTGGATGTTAATAGGACGACCAAGGGTCACCACAGTGCCGCCGATGTTCTTCGTAAAGAGAATCCTATCTGTGGTGTTTACGGCTAATTCGCCATGTGTCAACTGTCCCGCTGTCGGCGCAGCACCAGTTGTAGAATTATTCTTTGTAAGAATCGTCGGCATTTATTCTCCGTTTACTTAGACGGCTTCTCAGCCTTCTTAGGTTGAATACCTTTGTATTCGTTAAATACGTCTTCGGAGACTTCAGTGTAATCACTGATCTGCTCACGAAAAGCCTGAATGTCAATAGGCAGAACTGCTTTGAGAACCACCTTAGAGCGTAAGTCTTGAAAGTATGCAGCCATGTTGTGACCTTTATAAAGCTAGGATGCCCCCGAAGGGGCTCCATAGTCTAATTAGAAGATAGGACGACCAATAACCAGACGCAGTGTGCCAGAAGCCATATCAGCGGTAACACCAGTACCAGAGATGATGGCTAAGACAACCGTATTTGCAGCAGTAACACGGGCACGAATCAGAGGACTAGCAGCAACCTCTGTAGTCAATGACACGCCCAAAACCATGTCACCAACAGCAACACCGGGAACCGTGATGGTGTCCGAAGTCGTCTGAGCACCAGCAGCAGCCGACGCAGGGTCCCAAGTGGCCTTCACAGCCCACATTTCACTAAACATGCCGTTGAACTGACGTGTTCCACGCTCATGAATAACACTTGTAGCAGCAGCCATAATAGCTCCTATATAGGCTCTAAAGAGGCTTTAACACCCCTTTAGAGCAGGTTAGTTAACTATTAGGCAGGCACAACCATAGCGATCATACCGGCAGCATTCTCAGCACCGGCAGTAGCCGAAGTCAAGATGCCTTTAACACCGTAGATCACGTCACCAGTGTACAGCGTAGCAAGGTACTCTTGCTTGTACTGCGTCTGGCTACGGATGTTCTGCTGCATAGCAAGAACCATCGCCGACTCATGGAAGAACAACGCAACACGGTTATCAGTGCCGGAAGCAACCGAAGCAGTGTCACAGTTAGTGGTGACATAAACGTCAACACCGTAGACATTGCCAATCTGACCATTACGGATGGTATTGCCCTTAGCCGATTCACCAACAAAAGCCTGCTCAGTGAAGCGAGCCAAGCCCATCAGCGTGTTACGGCTCGAAGGCGGAATAACCAAGTGACGGTCTTCCATCGGAATGTCATTGTCATCTAGAGTCTGAATAACCCGACGGATACCTTGATCGCTGATTGCCGAAGCATTACCAGTCGAGGCCGAAGTGTACGACGTAATACCGTCACCACCAATAACACCAGCGGCATAGGGATCTTCCGTAGCACCACCACCATCAGTACCAGCAAAGGCCACACGACCAAGTTTGATAAGGTCGCTGTCGATCTGCTTAGCTAATTGGTAACCAGCATCACCTGTGTAGAACTGACGGGCACTGTTGAGGGCCTGAACAGCAGCAAAGTCTTCGATGAAGCGCGAATACTCATAATGCTTGTTCACCACAACGGTGATTTCGCTTTCGACGTTAGCCTGAATAGTCACCGCAGTGCCAGCCGCTTTAGCGTAAACGCTACCACGAGTAGGCATCGGGATGTGCATGGTATCACCTTTTTTGCCAGTAAACGGCATTTTGCGAACCAGATTACCCATCACCAGCTTTTTCTTAAAAGCCGCAATAACTTCGTCTGACCACAGCTCAGGAATGAACTTGTCTAAACGAGTCGAAGTAACAATACTTGCTGCGCCACCAGGATAGGAAGCGGTAGAAACGGCCATAATGATTCCTTTGAATTAAATTAGATTAGCGTACACGTCCCTCTTGGTAGGCAACATAAATGTCTTCACTTAGTTCCTTATACCGTTCGGGATTTTGAATTTGCAGACGGATCAAGTCAGCACGACGATAAACCTTTCGGCCAACTTCTCCACTGCCACCAGCATCAACAGAGGCTGCATTGAGTTGTCGCTTGCTCTCTTCTTTCAACTGATTAGCCCCATCAGAAACAATCTTCTGTTTAGCTGCTTTGAGTTCCTTATAAGTAGTAAGAAGCTCATCAGCAGCAAGAAAGTCGTATTGTTTATCGGCGGCCTGAAAGAGTTGTTGTCGGATAGGCGAAGCAGTCACAAACTGTGCAAACTCACTATCAGCAATGATGTCTGTATAGTCAGGATGCTTTGAAACCAACTTTTGCTTGCTAGTCATCCGATCTAGTTCAGCACTCTTTTCCTGTGCCATCCGAATCGAAGGATGATTAGCAATGACTTTGTTGACTGTGCTGACTGGATCAGCAAAGAAGTCAATATCGTCTACGGAAGTGTTAGTTTCCTGTGGAGCAACGGTGGGTTGGATTTGCCGTTTGATGAGTTGATCGGCTAAAGAGCGAACTTCAGCGACTTCGTTTGCTTGACGACCAATCAGCTTTTCAGCCTCCTGATGCATCTTTACAATGTCGGCTACTGATTTGCCACGGTACTTGTCCGGTAGATTCTCTTCCGGGGCCTGTGTAGCAAGTTTCTCTTCAACAGCTTCAAACTCGTTCAACGATCCTTCGTTAACGTCCATATTCACTAAATCTTCCATGTTCTTCCTTTTCCTGTCGGCAGAACCGATTGTAGGATAATCAAATTAAACTCTTAGGGTCTGTAGGCGTATAGAAGGCTTCTTCCCTCTTACGTTCCCTACCACGTCTACCGGCTTCTTCGTGCTCTCTAGACCATCTGTCCGCCTTAGAAGGGAAGGCCCCTGACCAGCCCTCTAACTTGAACTTTGGTGTTGATACCACCCTGATAGCCGGTTCATCACAAGTACGACATAGGATCTCGAAGGTGTCTTTTTCTACAAAGGCTTCAGACATATGCCCATCTTTACACTTAAAGTCACGCAGCATCTTCACTGGTCAATTCCTTGTATGAAGACTCTACTGCGCTTTGCCACCCAATAAACCATTCAAGATTTACTAGTTGTCCTTTGTGGTACCACAACACAGACTCTGAACTAATGCCTCTAACTGTGTCGATGTTCTCAGCAATCTCTTTAGCTTTCTCTACCAAGGCTTTGTAGCCTGGAGAGCTAAACAGGTCAAACTGATCTTCGTACCACTTCTTATCTGTTTCATCCATAGTGATCCTATTGCGCCAGCATAATTATCAAGAGTTCCTCAATCGAAGTCATCTTGGTTATAAGCGCATCAAATTTGTTGAGAATCTGTTTATGTTCAGTCAGTTCCTCGATCTTCGTTTCCTGAACAGTTTCCTGAACATCCTCTATTTGGTCGGTTAGAGCCTTTAGAGCCTCAATTACAGGTGCTAGGCTTTCAATGTGTGTTTCTAGGGCCTGTGCTTTCTCTTGTGGAGTCTGCTTTGTAAACCTGTCACTGAGTAGTTGTCGTGCTGTTTCTTCTGCTTTTAGCCATTCCTGAGACTCTACAGTCTTCAGTTTCTTCTTCTGCTTACGGCTTAGGTTCTTTCCGGTGGTCTTTCCTCCACCTTGAGAAACACTTGGGGATATACCTGTAGCAGTACCTGTACCGGATGCGCTTCCAATACCTGTAGAGACAACAGAACCATTAGCACCAACCCCTAAAGCCTCTCCTGTACCGCTTGCAGAGCCTACAGAAGCCGCTATAGAGGCCCCAATACCACTAGCAGTGCCTACACCATCACTAGAGACTGTAGAAGCCGCTGTAGAGGCCCCTATGCCACTTGCTGTTCCTGTACTAGTAGAAGCACCTACTCCATCGCTACCACCAGTACTAGAACCAACACCGTCTGCTGCGCCAGTGCCACTAGAAGAACCTACAGAGTCTGCTGTAGAGGCTCCGACACCGCTTGCTGTGCCTGTGCCTGAACTACTACCAACCTGTGCAGACGTACTAGCACCGACACCCAAAACA